CGAATACGATTAATCGCAAGTAATGGATCAGTTAAAGAATCCCTAGTTTGTAAATTAGTTTTAATTAATTCAAATGGTGTAATAAATAAACTTTCTACACATCCAGCAGTAACTCCAGCAGCAAAGTTTTGTCCAAAATTATTACCTTTTCCTCGTAATAATTCAAATGTACTGAATCTGAGAGCATATTTTACCCCCATTTGACCCATAAATGGAGTAAGTCCTTTATATAGATTTGAAATTCCAAATTTTCTAATAGTTGGTCCTAATCCTATATATTGATTAGATTGTCGTCGTACCTTAATGGTATCAAATGGTTGCATGACCATTGCTTCAATCATTCCTCCGACAGGACCGAAAATCATGCGGCGTTTTTTATCCTTATCCATAAATTATTTATATAAATATTATATTTATTTTAATTCTTAATTGATAAATTGATAAGAACGAGTTGTTAAAAATTCTTGTGGTTGTTCTTCATAAATAAATCTATTAAATAATTTCATAATAATTTCTTTATTTTTATATTCAGTTTTATCTTCTTCAATAATTTTATTAATATAAGTAGAATCAATAATTTCATCATTTATTTTAATTTCATGATATATCCATTGCCATAATTGCATTCTACTAATTTCAGCCGTTGCTGCATCTTCCATTTTATTATTTAAAGCAACACAACCTTTACCTGAAATCCAAGAATCTAAATATTGTAAAAATGTAATAACATTATCTCTTACACCATCAAATGTAATTTCACCTTGAGGAATTTCAAGTAAATCTTTACTTGTTATATTATAATCATCCAATCTATGTAATTGATTATTTTCGGTTTTATATTCATTAAATGCCTTTAAAGCATTTTCTAATAATTTAGGATGAGCAATCCAAGTTCCATCCATTCCAGATTTAGCTTCTGATAATTTATCATGATATACTTTGTCTAAATTTTTTTTATTAATTTCAAAATCTTTGCTAGGAATTTGTGCTGCCATTCCACCCATAGCATAAGCACCTCTTTTGTGACATGTATATGTTAATAATTTAACATAAGAACTCATAAAATGAGATGACATAGTTATTTGACTACGATTTGGTAAAATAAAGTTTGGATTATATTTAAATTTTTTAATAAAACTAAATATATAATCCCATCTACCACAATTTAATCCAACAATATGATCCTTCATAGAAAATAAAATTTCTTCCATTTGAAATGCTGCTAAAATATGTTCAATTAAAACAGTTGCTTTAATTGTTCCAATATTTAAATCAAAATAATGTTCACTAAATTTAAAAATATCATCCCATAATTTTGCTTCATTATGATTTTCTAGTTTTGGAATATAAAAATAAGGACCAGCACCATTTTCAATTAATTGTTGAAAATTTGTAGCAAAATATACACCAAAATCAAATAAACTAGCTCTCATCATTTCTCCTTTAATTTTTACATTTTTTTCTATCATATGTAATCCACGAGGTCTTACCATTAAAGTAGCAGTTTCTTCATTTAATTTATATGATTTATTTTTTTGTTGGTCATAAAAAGATATAGTTTTATTAATAGCATCTCGTAGATTAATTTGTCCATTAATCATATTTGACCATGTAGGACTAGAAGCATCTTCAAAATCAGCCATAAAACAATTAGCACCAGAATTTAAAGCATTTATAACCATTTTTCTACTAACAGGACCAGTTATTTCAATAGTTCTATTTATAAGTGGTTCTGGAATAGAACCTACTGTCCAAGATTTATTATTTTTTAATAAAGTTGGTAGTTTTCCATTATCTATTTCTATCTGGATTTCTTTTCTTGTTTCTAAAAGAGCTATAATACTAGGATTAAATGTATTATGTAAATCAGTTAGAAATAAACGAATATCATCGTTTAATAATTCTTTAATTATAGGGGTTTCAATATTATAAATATCCATAAAGTATTAATGTAAATTATAATTAGTATATTAATACTTTAACAAATTGTCTTTAAATTAATTATTTTTGATTAATTAATGTATTATTATCTTTAATAATATCACCATCAAGTTCAATAATTTCTATCTCTTCAGAATTAGATAAAGTTTCATTTTCTTGTTCTTCATTTTCTTGTTCTTCATTTTCTTGTTCTTCATTTTCTTGTTTTTTAGAATCATCTTGCATTTTTTTAAACATTTCATCTAAATCAACATCTTCAATATTTGTATGACCTTTATAAACATAATTAATATTCAAAACTAAATCTTTAAACATTTCTTCAACATCAACTTCATTATTAATTTCATCATCTTCATTTTCATTATTAATTTTATCTAAAATTAATTTGGATAAACAAGGTAAAGAATAAAATATAACTCTATCTTTATCTGTTGATTTACGAAATTTTAGGATAAATCGTAAAGTAGCAAAACAACCCTTATAATACTCAGATGATTTATCCTTTTTATGAATTCTTTGAAAAAATTGTTGAAACCATTCAGGAATATATTGTATTTTTTCAGAAAATTTTTCTATTTCACTATCTTTAAATGTAAAATCCATTTATTATATAGGATATACTTTAAATATAATAATGAATTTTATACTTAAACCATGGTAATATATTATTTAATATAAATTCACATACAAATAATATGTGCGGATACATATAATTTATAAAATGAGTATTAGAAGTAATATAATATTATGTCAGTTTCAGAACCACAATTATTAGTAGGTCCAAATGAATCATCGTCTTTAATTCGAAGTGACAGTCAGTTTACATCAAAGAAATTAACTTTGACAGGTGATGATAGTGGTGTTGCATTAAATATCACAAGTACGAGCGCTAGTTCTATTAGTACTTTAGGAGGTATGAATATTACAGGTGCGACAATATATTCTAATACAGATGATGTTTTTACGGATCCAGATACACGGACAACAAGTGCTGCTGTAGATTTTTCAGGTGGTGTTGTTGTAAGAAAAAAAATAGAGATTAAAGGAGATGCTTGTTTTAGAGGAACAATTTTCAATGAAGATATTTCTACAAAAAATAACTTGGTTTCTCAAGCAGATCTTGCTGTATTAGATCTGTTATATGCTAAACGAATATATTGTATTAATTTATCTTCGTGGTCAGATCCTGTAGCATTAGCAAACAACCCAAATACCCCAACTGTTACCGAAGGGTCAGCAATTTTAGATATTTGTATTGTAGGGCATTTATATTGTCCTAATGTAGAAGTTTTAGAAAATGATTCTGTAGAATTAGATCTTTGTGCTAATAATGCGGATATTTCTACTGTTATTCATTATTATAGAGGTGAGAATTTCACAGGTAAATATTGTATTTTTGATGAATTACATGTTGATACTTTATATTGTCCTAAAATTTATTGTGTTAGAGGTCGTCCGATGGACACCGGTTTTGGTGGTTATGCTAATGCTTCAGCAGGTTCTATTTTAGGAACAAAAACTTATATTGGTGGTGTTCAAGCAAATGATACTTGGAGATTTTCAATTAATACAAATCAAAACAGTCCATACTATTTGCGTATGATGTTTCAACGTTTCAATGGAGAAAAAGATGATTATGAATGTCCTCCGATGTCTTATAGAACGTGGATGTGTCATAGAGATTTTGATACAATTAATGGAACATGGAATTTAGTTCGTGCGGTAGATGGAAATGGTGCTAGTACATATTTTATAGAAAAAACAGCAAATGCGGAAACAACATATATTTGTGCTGATGTTTCAACATTTATGCGATCAGCAATGGAAGATGGATATTATGTAAATAGAATTTATGTATCTTATGAAGTGTTAACAGCAGGTTTAACATCAATCGATTGTCAGTTAACAAAAAAAGTGTATGATAGATCAAATCCAAGTGGTGGACGAACTATTACAATTATGCCGAAGGATACTATCGGTGATGTGTCTGATCCAGGCAATTTAACATCAGGTACAGCAGTAGGGGATCACCATAGATATGTCCAATTTGCTTACTCTTCATTAGCAACACATCATGGTACTTATGAAATGGAAGTCACAATAGTTACACCAGCAACATCGGTGGTTCGTTTTCATGGATGTTTCATTGAATATACAAAACATGAATTAACAGGATATTAATCAATATCTTCCATAGACTGAGTTGATTCTGAATTAGATGATTGTAATTCAATAGGGGATGGTGGTCTTAATGGTATTTGGGGTATATTTCTAGGTGGAGGTGGAGGTGGTCTTGTTAATTCTTCTTCAGTTTCACCTTCAGTTTCACCTTCATTTTCAGTTTGTGTGCCTGAACTAATAGTTTGATTTTGATTCATACTTCTTCCAATAATTGGTGGAAGATTAAAAGTAGAGTTTTGTCTAGGTGGTAATTGAAAAGATGGTGGTGTTAGTGATGATAGAGAAGGCCATAATTGTGGTGAATCTAAATCATCCATATTATCTAATTCATCAACATCTTCACCAAATGATTCATAATTATTTTGTAAAATTTCATTAATAGCTAATGCTCTAGTAGATTGAAATTCATCTACGATATCTAATATATTATTGATAACTTTTAATAAATAAATAATTATTTTTTCTTTATAAGATTTTCTAGTAACTTCAGTGATACTATGTCTAACTGATGTATTATAAATACTTAAAATCCGATTATAATAGTATCTATCAATATGAGTATCTAATAAAGGACTTGTCATCAGATCTTGGGTATAATAAAATAAAAATGTTATATTTAAATCAGTTAATCGATCGATATTGGGATAAATATTTAAAAATTTCATTTTATTAAAAGTAGTAGCTAATTCAGCAGTAATTCTAGATTGTATAGGAATAGTATTAGCAATAGATAAATTAATATTTTTTCGTTTTAATTCATCTATTCTTCTATTAATTTGTAAAAGAATATCAGGTGGAAATTCTCTTAAAGTATATGGATTTTTATTTTTTGCTTTTAATATTTTATGTAAACATCTAATATCAAATGCGAAATATCGTGTATTATTTTCAGTATATTTATAGAAAAATTTATCATCAATATTCCATATTTTCTCACCGATTAATGATGTATCATTAATATACTCATAATTTTTATTTTTATATAAACATCCCAAATCTTTTAATTTTTGTATGAATATATAATTTTTGATATTTTTTTGAATCAGAACAGCCTTATCAGTAGTAACTTCAAATAAGTCATTTAGGCGTCGTCTTTTATTTTTTATTTTTTGAATAATTGTTCGATCAGTTGCATAATATAGAAGGTCATCATTTTTATCAACTAATCCAGTATTTAATAGGGCTAAATATTTACGTTTATAGTTCATAATAGACTAATTCAAAACTATAATATAAACTAATAAATTAAATTATGTTTATTTCAATTAAAAGGTTTATTTCCTTGAAATTTAATAATTTTATTTTCTTATATTATAACTATATAGCATAATATGAATAATACCCATTCAGGCTGTCCAAATGATATTAGCGGAAGACACTTCACAGATTACAGACAAGCAAAATCTCTTTACACAGATGTCAAAAATAATGCAGAATTCAGAAAATACATGCAACAAAACGGAGAAAAAATTATGACTTCTCTTAAAGATTTAGCAACTAAAGAAAACAGATGCTGTGCTTGTGAAAACTCAAAATTTGTTTCTCAAACTTGTACTGGAAAAGGAGAAAATTATCCAGGTGTTGTTGATGATAATGTCACTCAATATAGAAAAATGAGTGAATTCAATTTCGAATAAATTTTTTACCAGATTTAATATTAATTATATATGTTTTTAGTAATGAATACATATAACATATATAATTCTAAATTTAACAAGTAATTTTATCAATAATTTCTAGTATTCGTTTATCTTTACCATCAAGTATTCTTTCAGTTGCTTTAATATAACATTTTCGTTGAGATTGATTTTTTTCTTCTGTAATTTGTTTAAGTAAATCATACATAATTTGAATTTGTCTTTTTGTCCATAAATCTTTAATTTTAATATATAAAATATTATCTTCATCTGTATCAATATCAGATGATAATTTACTTTGATTAATAGATGTATTAATTAAATTAGAATAATGTTCTAAAGAAATTCTTGCTGTTCCTGCTTCATATGATTTTTGTAATTTAACCATACCTTTACTTGCTAATTTAAAAATATATTTCAAATTAGAATCTATTTCAGGTATATACCATATGAGACTTTTTTTAATAGGGGTTTCTAATTTATGAAGATCATTTCTTTGATCCCCGTTTGACCATCTAATCATTCCTTGGAAGAGACCAGCATCTTGAGAAGATACTTTATTAGGATAAATACTGATTTTAGTCCCCACTTTTTTAAAATTAAGAAGACACAATCGAAAAATTGTTGTCATAGGATCTAAAATTTCAATCGAATTAGTATTATTAGTTTTAATATAATTTATAAATTTATACATTTGCGGAACTTGACTAAGCATCACTATATTATTCATAGATTTCTTCTTAATAATATTAACATAATATAATTAAAATTGAATAAGAAATAGGAACAATTATAATTAAACATTATAATTAATATATATTTATAAAAACTTATGTGTGGAATTTTAGCTATATTCGGTTTATCTGAGTCTTCAGAGACTTGGCGGAGTAAAGTGCTCCAAATGTCTAAATTAATTAGACATCGTGGTCCAGATTGGAATGGTATATATTGTGGAAAAAATTGTATTCTTGCTCATGAAAGATTGGCAATTGTAGGATTAATTAGTGGTGCTCAACCAATTAAAGATAAATCCGGTGAAATTATAATGACAGTAAACGCAGAGATTTATAATTATAAAGAATTAAAGAAACATTTGATAAGTCGCGATTCAAAATATGAGAATGAATTTATTACAGATTCAGATTGTGAAGTATTAATTCATTTATATAAAGAATATGGAGTCGATTTTTTAAAGAAGGTTCAAGTAAATGGTATGTATGCTTTTTCAATTTATGATTCAGTAAAAGATATTTATATAGTTGCGAGAGATCCAATTGGTATTATTCCTCTCTATATGGGTTGGGGAAAAGATGGTTCTATTTGGTTTAGTTCGGAAATGAAAGCAATTCAAGAAAGTTGTGATAACTATGAACTTTTTACACCAGGACATTATTATGTAGGAAATTCTTTGAATGAAAGTCATAATGGAAAAATGGAACAATTTTATACAGAACGTTGGTTTACAGATATAGATTATATTCCAAGAGGTGTATATAATCCAGAAGAATTTAGAAATAATATGATTGCAAGTGTTCGTCGTCATCTTATGTCAGAAGTTCCATATGGAGTATTATTATCTGGTGGTTTAGATTCTTCTATAGTTGCTTCAATAGCAGCCCGTGAATATAAAAAATTAGGAAATTTAGATGTAATGAGATCTTTTTGTATAGGATTAGAAGGTTCTCCTGATATTGCTGCAGCTGAAAAAGTTGCTAAATTTATTGGAACTAAACATTATTCTTTTATTTATACAATTCAAGAAGGTTTAGATGCTATATCAGAAGTAGTTTATCATTTAGAAACATTTGATGTTACAACAATTCGTGCTTCTACTCCGATGTATTTAATGGCACGTAAAATTAAAGCAACTGGTGTCAAAATGGTTTTAAGTGGTGAAGGTTCTGATGAAGTATTTGCTGGATATTTATATTTTCATAAAGCACCTAATAAAGAAGAGTTACATAAAGAAACTGTAAGAAAGGTTAAAGATTTACATAAATTTGATAATAATCGTGCTAATAAATCAATGATGGCTTGGGGTGTTGAGGCTAGAGTTCCATTTCTTGATCGAGTATTTTTAGAATATTCTATGAATTTAGATCCACAAAGTAAAATGTCAACAAATAGAATTGAGAAACATTTAATTCGTCATGCGTTTGATGATAAGGAAGAACCATATCTTCCAGATGAGATTTTATGGAGACAAAAAGAACAATTTTCGGATGGTGTAGGTTATAATTGGATTGATACTTTAAAAGAAATTGCTGAAGATAAAGTTTCTGATTTACAAATGAAGTATGCTTCATCTCGTTTTCCAATTGCTCCTCCTCAAACAAAAGAAGAGTATATGTATCGTGAAATTTTTTCTAAACATTTTCCATCACCTGCTGCTGCTAAAACTGTTCCTACTGGTAAATCGATTGCTTGTAGTACTCCTATTGCAATTGAATGGGATAAATCTTTTCAATCAATGGCTGATCCTTCAGGGAGAGCGATTTTAGGAGTTCATGTAGATGCTTATGAAGAAGTAGAAGTAGAAATTTAAATATTATCCATTTGGATGATTTAATGCGAAATCATTATCAATATCTGTTTTAAGAAGATGAGTACAAACAGCACAAATAAATGTCTGTTTAAAATGTATATCACAATTACATTTTTGACAGTTACACCAAAAGCATGTTCTAAATTTTTTTTTACATTTTAGACAATAGTGTGTATATCTTAAAATAATCATTTTAATATCTTTACATAAAACAAAACTCATTAGTATAAAATATAAGAATAATATATTTTATATTATATAAATGTCTTATCAAGATCAAAACAATTTAACAGAAGTAAATCAATTATTATCTGATGATTTTAAAGATACACTTAAAAGTTTTTTATCTTTAGATGACCAAATCGCCCAAGGACAAGCCTCTCTCGCAATTTTAAAAAAACAAAGAGATGAATTAAAGGACATTATGTATAAACGTATGAGAACACATAATGTCGATGAAATTGCTTTAAAAAGTGGTAAAATTCAAACAACAGTTTCTAAAAGAACCGCACCACTGAATAAAGAATGGATTTATACTCGTTTATTAAAGGTATTTGATGGTAAAGAAGATAAAGCAGAAGAGGTAACAGAGTATATTACCGATCCAAAACATCGACCAAAAAAGGAAACACATACAATTAAAAGAGTTAAACCAAGAAAAAAGAAAAATTAAATAATTTATTCTCTTTTACCTGTCCATGCTTCAGCTTTATCATTGGAAATAAATCTGGTTAATTTAGTTTTACAACTTCCGCAATCAGATCTCATCATCCATCTTCCATTTTTAGCTTGTTTGATAGTAATATTTTTTTCTGCTCTGTTTTTTCTAACGTTTTTTTTACAAGAAACGCAATAAAATTGTTCTTTATCAGTAGTATCTTTTGGAGTAAAAGATTTAAGTTTTTTTTGTTGTTTTTTGTCTTGAATTTTTCTTAATCTATTTCTAGCGGTTTTTTGTCCTCCTTTTTGGATTTCTTCATTATTATTATTATTATCTGATTTTGTTTTACGTGGCATTATATCCTTTTTTATAAATTATACAAAGATAATATTTTATAGAAAAGCATTTATTTCTTTAAATATATAATATAAGTTTACTTTAATAATATTTAATGTATCGAATATTAACTGATATATATTATTTTAGTCGCATGATGAAAGATAAAGCTTTATATGTTTATTTTGAATTTTTATTAAAAGAACGAACAACTTTAGCAGATGAGGTGGAAAGATTGGAAATAATTGAAACAAATGAAGGATTTTATAATGTTTTCAAAAATTTATTTATAGAACCTACAAAAATTGTTGACAATTTATATTTAGGTAATGCTTATAATGCTTCTAATTTTAATCAACTAGATGAATTTAATATTACTTCAATTCTTAATATAACAAATGAAATTCCAAATTATTTTGAAGAAGATGAAAATTTTGATTATATAAAAATTTTTATAGATGATACTAATAAAGAGTCTATAATTAATCATTTAGATATGGCTCTAAAATTTTTGATAGAAACTCAAAAAAAAAAACCAAATCAAAATATTTTAGTTCATTGTTATATGGGTTCAAGTAGATCTGCTAGTATAATATTAGCTTATTTAATTAAATATTATCATCTAACTTTAGAAGACGCATTAAAATTATTAAAAGAAAAAAGACCTGTAGTTAATATTAATGTTGATTTTTGGAAAGATTTAGAAATTTTTTATAGATCTTTATCTGGAGAAGATATTTTAGGATAATTTTTCGTTTAAATTTTTTTATTTAACTACTATACTATATTAATATAATAACCATATGCCACAAAAAATTAATGTTGATGCACGAGATTTACTTCAAGATGAAAATGCTGTCATTATACTTATTAATCAGAAACAAATAAAATTAAAAGAAGATGAATTTATTGAAATGGCTTTTATACATAATGCTATACAAAAAGGATTTACTGTAAAAAAATTATCAAATAATTCTTTAGAATTACAAAAAGGGACAACTAGAGAAATTAAAAATAAAAATTTTACTAAAAAATTTATAAAACAAAATATGGATATTTCTACTCTACTTCAAAAAAATTAAAAATCTCTTTATATAGTAACAATCTTATGGATTTTAGCCAACTTATTACTACATCCAATATTGTTTTAGCATGGAAGTTTTATAATTACGCAACTACTGCTTATACATGTTATCATGTTTATTCTACTGTGCGATATGTATATGACGCAACCACTGGAGCATCAAAAGCAATATATAGTGTATATTCTGCTAAAGATGAAAAAGATAAAGTTATTAAAGATGGTGAAGTAGAATTAAAACAGATTAAGGTAAAAGAAGATGGTGATTGGATCGTTCTTTAAATATTTAAAATTGATTTTACTAGTGTTTATTTAAATAAACTTAATAATATTAATTAAATAACTTTAAATTTAACAGATTAATAATTAAAATGACTTGTACTATTGCTATGCCTACTTATGCTATACCACTTTCTCAAAGTTCTCTTAAAACTCAAAAAATGTTTAGTAAATGTGCTATGAATGCTATTAATTCCGATATGGCTAATAAACATTCTGCTGTTATTGTTCATGGAGGTAAAATTGTCGCTTCTGGATTTAATCATAAGAGGAGCCGTAATAAAACAATTTCCCCTAAACAAGATATTTGTGCTATTCATGCTGAAATGCACGCATTGTTGGGGTTGCTGAGGAATAAGAAGTTGAGGAGTAGGCGACGCTCTAACTCTAGCCGCAAGAAACGTAAAGGAAAACCGTCGTGTATTTTATGGGGCTTTAGAGAAGAAACGATATGATATATATGTAGCCCGTATTTCAGGTGATGAATATCGAAATTCACGCCCATGTTCTCATTGTCTTAAAAATCTTAAAACACAAGCTAAATTTTCTAAAGTGTATTACACACTAGGAGATGGTATGTACGCTTGTGAAAAAGTTCAAGAAATGACAACAGACCATGTAAGTAATGGATTTCGACATCTTTTGAAACAGAAATGCGAGGTATAAATTAAATTAAATATATATTTTTAGGGACTGATTTTATTTCTATCTTTAAATTAATATAGAATGAATAAAGTTGTCATTGGCATTATTATTTTCATTATTATTTCTTTATTAATCCAAAATTGTAGATCTATTGAATCATTCGTTTTAGGAGGTATTGAAACAAAATCAATGAAAAATTATGAAACAGCAAAGGGATTAAAACATAAAGAAATACCAAAAAAAAAGAAACTTGTAGATTCTGTTGAAGATTTTTATAAAAGATTACCTCAAATAAAGAAAAATTATACTTATTCACCTGAAATTTCTAAACAAATTTTAAAAGAATATGGTTCTGAAGTTATAATTCCATTATCATATAATAAACATATTATTTATCCTAGAGTTATGTATCAAGATATGGATAAAAAATATAATATAGTTAAAGATATTTTAGATCAAATTAAAGTCAAGAAACCCGTAAAACAAACAAGGTTTTCCAAATTATGGTTGAGTAATCCTATTATTGATTCATTAGGAAGAAAATTTGTTTCTGAAATTTTTAATAAAATTAAACCAGGAGAAAAATTTAGATTTGGTAAAGTTGTTAATCCTGTTATTCGATCAAGAATTAATTGGACAGGTTCTAGAGATGAATCTACTATTAAATATGTTCTTCCAATTTTCTTAATAGATATGGTAGGTGTAACAGATCCAGAATGTAAAGCACAACCACTTGAAGGTAAAAAAAGTACTCATAATTATATGGCTTTAGTCACTTTTGAATTTTTAGGTAAAGATGATAAAATATTCAAAACTATTAAAGATTCAATTACTGGTGTTTATTTCTTAGGTTCTTTACCAGAAGATCAAAATGCTTTTGATGCTGCAAATACTTATGATAATGTTTTCGCACATGATACTCATTATAGTTGGTTAGGAGATTATAGTTTTATGAGACAAATTCCTAAAAAGAAATTTAAAGAAATTCTTACTAAAAAAGAAAGAGATAAATATTTATTACAAACTTGGACTAATGGTAAAGATTACTGTGTTGCTAGAAAAGAATCTACTAGACAATATGAAAAAGAAAAAGATGAAATTGAAGGTAGAGTTCTTGCTTTACTTGCTAATCAACAACGAAGAAGAAGAGAAGCAAGACAAAATGCTATTAAAAAACGACAGGAAAAACTTAAACAACAAAGATTGGAAAGACAAAAGAAACGACAAGAATTCTTTAAAAGAAGACAATTACGAAGACGTCTTGTTGCTAAAAGAAGAAGACTCGCAAGACAGAGAAGACAAAGAAGAAGACGTCTTGTTGCTAAAAGAAGAAGCAGCAAGAAAGGCAAGAGAAGCAACAGAAGCAAAGAAAAAGGCAGAAGAAGAAGCAAAAAGAAAAGAAGAAGCAAAAAGAAAAGCAGAAGTAGCAAGAAAAGCGGCAGAAGAAAAAAAAATCGCAAAAGAAGAAGACTCGCAAGACAGAGAAGACAAAGAAGAAGAACATAAAAATAAGTTTAAATTTATATTTTATTATGATTATTATTTAATAAATGAAGAGCATTTTATTAAGTAATATACAATTTTTATATAAAAAGTCACGCAAACGACAAATTAATGTGGCAATTAATTTAAATACATTTGAATTACTTAACTTCGGTAAAGCTTGTAAAGATGTAAATAATATCATGTGGCTTAAAGTCTATTTTTATCCAAATGATATAAATATTGAAACAGTTGTTGATGAAAGAATGTCAGATGAAATTATTCAAATGATTACTGAATATTTAGGAATGGTTTTACGTATTTATAAGTATAAATACTATAGCGAAGAAGAATTATCTGAGGAAGAATTCGAGGAATTAACCGAATATCAAAATGAAATTCAGCAATCGGTTGAAGAAAATTTCTCAGAAAATATTGAAGAAATAATTAATGAAGATATTGTTGAAGATAAAGAAGCAACTGAAGAAAATGAAGAACTTGTTAAAGAAATAATTGAAATAATTGAAGAAGTTCCTGTAGTTGAAGAAGAAGCTGTAGTAAAACAACCTGTAGTTGAAGAAGAAGTAGAAGAACCTGTAGTAGAAGAAGAAGAAGCAGTAGTAGAAGAAGAAGTGGAAGAACCTGTAGTAGAAGAAGAAGAAGAAGTAGTAGAAGCAGTAGTAGTAGAACCTGTAGAAGAAGAAGCAGTAGTAGAAGAAGAAGTGGAAGAACCTGTAGTAGAAGAAGAAGAAGAAGTAGTAGAAGCAGTAGTAGTAGAACCTGTAGAAGAAGAAGAAGTAGAAGAAAAAGTAGAAGAAGCAGTAGTAGAAGAAGAAGTAGAAGAACCTGTAGTAGAAGAACCTGTAGTAGAAGACGAACCTATAGTTGAAGAAGAAGATATTTCTACAAATGTTTTATTACATCAAGGATCATCTTTAACTATTAAACCAAATGTATCTATAAATGCTAAAATTACTGCTCTTGGCCCTGTTTGGACTTATGATACAACAGTTGAAAAACCAGCAGGAGAAGAAACTAATGGAACATCAACTCATTTAGTATATACAGAAGAACAACAAAGACGTCTAAATGTTGATAAATATGGAAAAACAGTCAAAAAAGAAATAAAAACTGAATCGGTAATGAGAAAAAGAAGTAATAGTATTTAAGAACTTTCAAGTTGTTTAATTTTTTCTTTTAATTCATTAATTTCTTTTTTTAATTCACTAATAATATCAATTCCATTGATATTTAATTGACCGATTATATTTAATATCTTATTTTCTAAATCACCTTCAATTATAACATCATCTTTAGTGTGTCCATTCGCAATAATCAGTTTATTATTTATATCATCTAAATGATAACCTGCTTTATGACCAATCATAATATTACCAGAACCTTTTTTAAAATTATATCCTGAACTTGATCCTATAAATACATTACAATTACCAACTGTTATATTATATCCAGAATTATTACCAATAGATGTATTTAAACAACCTTCTGTTAAAGAATGATTAGAACCATAACCAATAGCAGAATTTTCACAAGCAGTTGTCATATTAAATCCGTTATATCCCCCAATTAATGTATTACGGAATCCAGTTCCTTTAGTTTTTGAATTACATCTACCTGCTTTCATACCAATAAATACATTTCTTTCTCCAATAGAAACGTGTTGTCCTGCGGATGCTCCAATAAATGTATTATAATGAGAATTTGAATATTGTCCTGCGTTTGAACCAATATATGTACATTGTTGTCCAATTAAATTTGTATATCCAGATTGACTTCCAATAAATGTATTTAATGATGTATCAACATTTGAGAATCCAGAATTTTTACCAACAAATGTATTATCATTGCCTGTTATATTTGTATAACCAGAGTTAAAACCGATACAAACATTATTTGAACCAGTTGTATGTGGGGCAGCATTTCTTCCATATGTGGTAGAAATATCATTAGTAACTCCTTCTAGAGGAGATTCTTTTATTTTTGATGAAATAATTAAAGATTTTGGATTAGTAGTTATATTAGTTTTAATAGAAATTCCATCACCCGGAATTATTTGTAAATTTTCAAAAGATGTTGGTATAAGAGGTTGTTGTCCAGCGATAGTAATATCTCTCCATCCTTTAATATTAGGAATTCTACTTTGTGTTAAAGAAACCCAATCATTATTCATTCTACCTTCAAAATCTCTACCATTCCATCTAATAGTTCCATCAATACTTGACCAAGTATTTCCTAATATAACTCCACCATTAATATGTAATTTATCTAATGGTTTATCTATACCAATACCAATATTTCCATCTTTTTTAAAAAGGTTATTTCCCTCATTTTCCCAAGAATTTATTCCAATTTCTTCATATTGAGCGACCATTTCTCCATTTTCATTTTGGTTCATTCCTGTTTTAACAAATGTAAATTTATTATTAATAATAACAATTTTATGATTATCACCAAAAGAGATACACATATCATTTAAAATGATATTTCCAACTTTTAATGAAGTTAAATCACCAAGTGATGTAATTTTTGGTTGTTCTGGTTGAACAACAGTTCCTAATAAAGAAGCTTTAATTATTCCACTAGCAATATTTCCATTTGTATCTCTTCTAACTAATGTTCCAGGAACACTATGACAAATAGCATTTTGTAATAAATGACGTTCAATATCAGTAATAATTTTTTTAGATCCAAAATCAATAATATTAATATTATCATCATTATCATCATTATTATTATTAGATTTAGTTAAAGAAACCCATAATCCAGATTTTCTTCCTTCAAAATCCTCTCCATTCCATCTAATAGTTCCATCAATATTTGAAATAGAATTTCCAAGTTTAATTGCTCCATTAATTTCTAATTTTTCAATTGGTGTTTGAATTCCAATACCTAGATTACTATTAGTTAATTTAAGAAAAGATTCAGGTGTATAGCCTTGAAAAAATTCAACATTTAAGTTTGATACCATTTTTCTGCTCTCTATAATTAATGGTGGTACCATATTATTTCTATCTTCATTTGCGGGCCAATTCGTTTTACAATTTATATTACTATCAATAGTTAATTGACCTATATTGCCAATATTAATATTCATTGTATTATAAGACACATTACAATCATATAATCTATTAGGCATTTTTTAAAATATATAATTTTTAAATATTTTAAAAAATAATTTGAAACTAATACTTATAATATTTTTCTAGAAAATAATTTTATCATAATATTAGAACCATCAACATTTTGTATTAATTTTTGTTTTTTTTCCATTTTAGATAAAGCAATATTTATCATATTATACATTAAACCTGTTTTAAATTCTTTAGTTTGTAATGATGGATTTTTAGATAAACAATTACCAGGTGGATCATTTTCTGCCATACCGATAATTCTTGAATTTGCTTCTAATAAATAACATTTTTTATTATGATCAGCTATAATATCATATCCAAGCATTTTCCAACAAATATATTTTCCATCAGGTACTTTAATATTTGGACATTTCATAGTAGTGTAAGTAGCCATCATACTATCGTGGCATATTCTTTTTAATTGTGGTAATATATCTTTTTTAAATGTATCTGTACCAAATTCCATATTATAATCTTCAGGAAAAGTTTTATTATTACAAGATGTTGTTATATGAGTAGTAGTTTTAAAAACTTTAGAATCATATTTATAGTCAGCAACATACATATATCCAGATGGATATAAATGTGCTTCAAATGTATTACCGTATCTTATCATAAAAGCATAAACTCTGAAGTGCATTTTTTTGCCTTTAAATAATAAAGGTTTATGAATATATCTTTGAATAATCCATTTTTTTTCATTTGGATATTTTTTTAACCAATTACTAAATTCTCTATAATTTCTAACTCTACCAACACCTTCTTGTCTCATGCCAAATTCTGGTTTTAATATCCATTGTTTATTTTTCCAAAAAGAAGATGATTCATATTTTTTTAATGAATCTGTATTTTCAAAAGAATACGTTTTTGGTAAATATGATAATGTTCTTCCTCCACTCCAGTTTATTAAATTTACATATAATTTTTTTTTATTACCTAAAGCACTTGTATCAGTAAAATTAGAAACAATATGACAAGTTTGACATGTTTCTATTAATGAATTGAAAAATGTAATTTTTTCACTTTTTTTTTGTTTAGCCCAATTATCTTTTTGGTCAAAATAACTATCTATAATTTCGTTAAAATAACCATCGTTTATAAAATAAGAAAACTTACTCATTCTTTAATTTCTATTGAGAAAAAAAAGAATGATTATAAAATATAAATTTAATAAGTAACACATTTTCCACCTTTGCTGGTTGAACATAAAGTTTTAAGAGGGCTGGTTTTTTTTGGTTTCCAATCTTTTGATAAAGATTTGTAATCATAGCCCCATTCATCAGTGAATGCTTCAGTTTGTTCTGGAATGATTTTTGGAACTCTATATTGATTAAAGCAGTTAATAATTAAAACAATAATAAGAATAATAATTAAGATCTGTACACAAGAAGGATACATTATATATATTATTATTTAGATTTTAAATATACTATATATCAATTTATTGAATAGGACAACCTTCAGTATCATATTGTTCATCATCATCATCTTGAATATATTTTTCCTCTAATGCTTTTCTAGCATCACTTGAACTAATATCTTCCATATCTACATATAAATTTTTATTAATTTCTACCCCATCTGAAGGATTTGATGAATTTTTTTCTTTTGGATTAATTAGGAATTTTTCTAATTTATTAATCACTTTTTTATTAATACTATTTGGAAAAATAATTCGAAATTTAATATATAAATCACCATGACTTCCATCATTTTTAGGCATACCATAATTATTAATAATTTTAAATTGTCCAGGTTTTAAAATTTGACCCTTTTCTGTTTTAACATGAATACTTTTACTATCTAATAAATTAATCTTAAAATTACAACCACATAAAGCATCTTTTAAACTAATATTTTTCTTTAAAATTAAATTATCCCCTTTTCTAATAAATGTATCATGTTTTTTTTCTATAACAATTATGATAATATCTCCAGCAATAATATCAGGATTTTCATCACCTTTTTCTCTAAAGACAACACAGTCTTTATGTTTTACACCTGGTTTTAAATTAATTTCTAAAATTTCAGTTTCTCTATTAACACAAGTTCCCTTACATTTTGTACATATATCACTTTGTTTAACTTTTTTACCTGTTCCTCTACAATCAGGACAAGCAGATTGTGATATTTGTTGCATTGGTCCCATACGTCTAATATGTGTAATATGTCCTTGTCCTTTACATTTAGGACAAGTGATTGGGGTTTTAGATTTACTTCCAGTACTATTACATGTTTTACATAAAATATTTCTTTTTATTCGCAACTTTCGAATTCCACCAGTGTACATTTGTTCAAGAGTAACTCCTAATTCAACATGAATTGGTTGACCTTTAGGTGGTCTTCTTGGACCCCCACTAAAAAATCCACCACCAAATGGATTTCCACCACCAAATGGAAATCCTCCTCCAAACATATCAAATATATCTCGGGGAACTCCACCTGGATGACCTTCACTATGTGCCTTTAATCCATCCATTCCATGTTGATCATATATTTTTCGTTTTTCTTCATCTTTTAAAATTTCATATGCTCCACTAATTTTTTTAAATACTTCTTCGTCGCCACCTTTATCTGGATGATGTTTTACAGCCAATTTTCTGTATGCTTTAGAGATTTCTCGTTTAGTTGCGTTTTTAGAAATCCCTAATATTTCATATAACTCTTGACTTTTAAAATTATACATTTTTATATATACATTAGTTAATAATATTTATTTCAATTTTGCGTTAGATTTTTTATTTCATTTTCATCTTATTTAGTAATTAAATACAAATGAATTCAAATAATCTTGAATACCTTACTACTGTTAAAAAAGAATATCAAGAACAACTTGTATCGATTTTATCTAAACAAGTTTATTTAGGAATAAAACAATTATATAATGATGTTAAAAAACAATGTATAAAAACTAGAGATAGAAATGTTATGGCAAAATTTCAAGAACAAATGAGTTTAGTTCCTCAATGGGGAACTGATTTAATAAATAGAGAAACACAAAGAATTACTCAAAAATCTCAATGTGAATATTTACAGGATTTAATAGCAGCAGTTTTCTTGAGTAATACAAAAATTTTATCCGCAACTAGTAAAAAAAGACAAATTGATGTAGATGTTCCTTCTTTATCTATTTTTGTTCATGGTGTTTATAAAGAAGTTGCTAGAAGTTTATATAGTAATCCAGAACTTATAAGAGATTATGATTTAGATAAATGGGAACAACAAAGAAATTATAGAGAATGTAAAGTATTAATTGATAATGCAATTGAAACTACAATTCGTAAGCATTTACCGTTTAAGAATATTTTGACCAATTATTTAGAATTTTCTATTAATGACCAAGTAGAAAAATTATCTCCAGAAAAAAAGAGAAGAAGCAGACGACAAAGAGTATATGAAAGTGATGATGAGGAAAGTCTTGAAAGTTATGCTTCTTGGGATTCTGAATCTTTTACTGACAGTGATAATGAAGAAGAAGAAAAAGTAAATAAATCTACTAAAAAAATTGTTGAAGAAATTATTGTTGATGATGAAGATGATAGTGAAAATATAGTTGTAGAAAATGAAGAAGATGTAGATAAAGAAGATGCAGTTGAAGAAGATGTAGTTGAAGAAGATGTAGTTGAAGAAGATATAGTTGAAGAAGATATAGTTGAAGAAGATAATAATGATGTTCAGATTATCAAAGAAGAAATTAATGTAGATGAATCTGATGAAGAAGATGAAATTGTAATTGAAGAAGATATAATTAAAATTCCAGAAAAATCAGTTATAGAAAAAGAAAATATTATTTTAGAAGAAGAAGATAATATTACTAATGAAGAACCAATAATTGAAGAAGAACCAGTAATTGAAGAAGAACCAGTAATTGAAGAAGAACCAGTAATTGAAGAAGAACCAGTAATTGAAGAAGAATTAGTAATTGAAGAAGAACAAGTAATTGAAGAAGAATCAGTAATTGAAGAAGAACCAGTAATTGAAGAAGAACCAGTAATTGAAGAAGAACCAGTAATTGAAGAAGAACCAGTAATTGAAGAAGAACCAGTAATTGAAGAAGAATTTATTGAGGAAGTTCAAGTAATTGAAGAGGGAGTAATTGAAGAAAAAGAAGAAAATATTGAAGATATTGAAGAAGTAGTTATAAATGATGATATTAATAAAAATACTTCTACACAGGATATTGAATTATATGATAGTGCGAATGATGAAAATATTAAAGAAGAAATTCGTAAAATTCCAATTTCAAGTAATGCTCGTAGAAATTTAGGATTAGTAAAAAATTTAGAGAAAGAATCAAAAAAATCTAAAAAAACAAAAACACCAAAAAAACCTCAAACAATGAACGCATTATTCTTCCCTGATTTAGAAGATGATGATGATTTTTAAATTATCTATTTTATATATAAATATTCAAATAATATAATTATTCTGAATATTGATACTCTATATTTAGTATTTATTCATTTTTAGGACAAATTTCTTCAACAGTAATATATTTACCTAAAATCCAATTAGTAGCAATCATTGATAATCCACCAGTTGCGGATGGAATAATTACTTTAGTTGGTCCAAATTTAGAAAAAAATGCTAATGGAGTTGGTAAAAACCATGGTACAATAACATATCCAACAATAAATGCTGCGGTAGGATAAAGTGCTCTAATAGCAACTTTTCCAACAGTTTCTGAATTAATTTTTGCTCCACATTCTTGTCTTGCAGCGGAATAAAGAATAAAACATTGAGAAAACCATGCGACAATTGTCAATATAATAGTTCTAACTGGCCCACATCCAAGACAGGACCAAACAGTACCTGCGAAATATAATAAAGTTGCGGAAATACCAACTGTAGCGGCAGGTCCACTTTTAGAAAGATGTTCCCACACTTTTTTTGCGGTTTCTTCGTTCATACCTAAACTAGTCCAATCACTTGTCATTTTTATATATATATACAATAGATTTTTATATATAAAAATAAGAGTATTAAACAATCATTAATAAATAGTATTATACATAATGAAGTTAATTTTTGATCAATATAGACCAAGAACTTTAGATGAGATTCGGTATCACAAAACAATCTCAAATATTTTAAAAAATATTAATCCTGAAAATATACCTCACATGTTAATTTATGGTCCACCTGGTTCTGGAAAAAAAAGTATACTATATTCATTTTTAGGATATGGAAAGAAATTAAAAATTTCAAAAAAAATAAAAACATCTTCTAAAGAAATACCATTTACAATGTATTGGAATGATACATATGTTGAATTTGATATAAAAGAAATGGGTATGTATGGTAAATTTATTATTCGTGATATAATTCAACAGTTTGCTGAAACAAGACAATTAATTGATAGTAAAAAACATAAGATTGTAGTATTACATCATATTGAAATGTTGACAATCGAATCTCAATATATTTTAAATAAAATAATAGAAACTAATATGATAAATTGTAAATTTATTTTAATCTCTAATACATTAGGAAATATAATTAATCCATTACGTAGTTGTTGTCTTCCATTAAGGATCAATGCATTAAGTAATGAAGAAATAAAAGAATATGTATCAGAATTAAATAAAAAAAGTAATATAAATCTATCGGATGATCAAATAACAAAAATTGTTAATACATGTGATAGAAATTGTAAAAAGGCTGTCTTAAATCTAGAAACATATTCATTAATAAAATCACATAAAGTAACATTAAATCATACAAAAATTGATAATATTGTAAAATTGATTTTGAAAAAAAGAATTACATTAAATATAATCTCAAAAATAACAACTTATTTATATGAATTTATTATGGATAATAATATATCAAGTAATTATATTTTATTAGAAATTTATTATCGTATTTTAAATAAAATAAATAATGATGATTTAAAAAAAAAGAAATTATTAACTAACGTAGCAAGTAAATATGACTACAGATTAATAAGGGGTTCAAAAGATATTATGCATGTTCAAGCGTTTATCTTTGATGTAATAGGAATTCTTCAAGAAACAAAATAAATGGCAATATTGAAAAATATTGAAAAAAATCTTTAAAATTCGATAAATTAATATCAAATTAACATAATCTATATTATTCAAGGTAATATAGTATCCATAAATAATACTTTTTATTTTTTGTTGATAATAAGTATTATTAATCAAAAATAAATCCGCGGAAATTTATTTATGATTGGCTTAGTTTTTTATATTTTAATATTAGTTTTATAAATTCATTAATTCATCAGTTTTTTTTTCTAGAACGAGTTTTAGAACCAGTAGTTTTTCGGCGACCACGTTTTGGTTTAGGTGGTTCAGGTTCTTCAACTTCTTCTTCACTGTCTTCACTAAGAACAGGTCCTTCTTCTTCAACTTCTTCTTCTTCAACTTCATCTTCATCTTCATCTTCAACTTCTTCCTCAACTTCTTCCTCATCTTCAGTATCAGATAGAACAACACCAGATTTAAGTGCGGAAGCAACTTCTTGATCTTGTTCATCATCACTATCATCAGCAAAAGCATATCCGCTGAGTGCTTGAGATGGGAAAACAACGGATTGTTCAGCCCGGAGAGCAACACCAAATTTGCCTCCAACGAACCAAATACTAGCAACACGAAGTAAGCATTTTACTTCGGATTTTTTAGGACAACACATTTCAATGTTGTCATGATCAACTTCCATCTTTTCTTTTTGTTTATTGTAAAATTCAGTGGTGAATTTACCAGTAGAAAAGTTGGTAGGGATTTTGACACTAAGAACAGGTGGATAATCTTTAGTATCATCTTTAGGGAATTTAATAGTAGGAACTTGTAGAAAAGAAAGACCAGCACGAGTCTTGT